AACCCAAACCAAATGACGTTTTATTATTCGACTAGAACGTGGAATAGTCAACCACAATTAACCCAAGAAACTATTAACTTATGGAAACATCTTTCAGACAAAAAACACTGGAGGATAACTCAATTAGCAAATGGTTTCTACCAAACCGAGTACCAGAGTCCACAAGACGAAGATACTTGGATCGACGTAACCAGAAGAGAAACTCTTGAAGGAGCAGAACAAGCCATTGATTCATCAATTGCTCATTATGCTAAAAAAATAGAGTTCTTAAATGGACCTAAAGTCGTGAAAACCTTTAAATAAAATTAAATACAATTAAATTATGTCCAATAAACTTGTGAAACATCTTAACTTCGGTAAAGATGCAAAAGATCAAATATTTAAAGGGATAGAAAAACTCACTAAAGCTGTTAGCTCCACATTAGGAGCTAGCGGCAAGTGTGTTATCCTGGAAGATGATCATGGAAAACCCATTATAACCAAAGATGGTGTAACTGTTGCAAACTCAGTAGTATTATTTGATGCTGTTGAAAACATGGGTGCAACATTATTAAAAGAAGCAGCTAGAAAAACAGTAGAAGAAGCAGGAGATGGCACAACTACAGCCACGGTTCTTGCAGAAGCTATATTAAAACATGCTGTAGAAGAAAACACAAATACTAGAGAATTAAAACAAGGTATAAACTCAGCTATTAAAAAAGCTGTTGATTATTTAGAAAAAATAAGTATACCTGTTGAAGGCAATATGATTAATCAAGTTGCAACAATATCTGCTAATAACGATGTTAAATTAGGTGAACTAATAGGTGGTGCATTTAAAGAAGTAGGAAAAACAGGTATCGTAATGATGGAAGAGTCTAAAGAACTAGAATCATCTGTTAAAATTATTGATGGTATGCAATATGCAAAGCCAATTAAAAGCTTGCATTTTGTTACTGATCAAGTTAAAGGAACATGTGAGTTAAAAAATCCTTTAGTTCTTATAGTAGAATCAAAAATAGAAAACATACGTAAGATACAAGGTATATTAGAGTATGTTATAAAAAATAATAAACCTTTATTTATTATTGCAGATGTAGAACCTCAGGTTTTAGCAGCGTTAGCAATGAATAAAATGAAAGGTAACATTAAAGTTTGTATAGTAGACGCACCAGTTTATGGATTTACTAAAAAAGAAAAACTTAATGATTTAGCATTGATGACAGGAGCTACTGTTATAAATGAAGATTTAGGTGATGACATGGATTTAATAAGCATAGATCATCTAGGTAATGCTAAAAAAATAATAAGTGGTAAAGACAATACCATAATACAAGTTAATGAAACTCCAGAAGCTGTACAAGAGCTTATTACAGAGCTTCATGAAAAACAAAGCAAAGAAAAATTGCCTGGTTTAAAAATGGCATATGAAAAAAGACTAGCGTTATTAGCTGCAAAAGTAGCCGTTGTCAAAGTAGGTGCTAATTCAGAAATAGAATTAAAAGAAAAAAGTGATAGAGTCGAAGACGCTATTTGCGCTACAAGAGCCGCGATAAAAGAAGGTATAGTACCTGGCGGTGGTATTGCTCTACTTAATGCAGCTTTAAATATGACAGAAGACAATGCTGGTGAAAAAGTTTTAAGTAAAGCTATATTATCACCTTTTAAAACAATACTTGACAATGCTGGTTATAAAGAGTATAATATACCAGATAAAGATGGTTATGGTATTGATGTGGTTACAGGAAATATGGTAAATATGATTGATAGTGGCATAATTGATCCACTATTGGTAACAAAAAGTGCGTTAGTAAACGCGGCTTCTGTAGCAACTACAATATTATCAACTGATTGTATAATTAATAATATTAGATTACATGAGGGCGATAGGCAATAACTTAATAATTAAAAAAATAGAAGAACCTAATCAAGAAACTAAAGGAGGTTTATTGTTAACAGAAAAACAAAGAGAAGATGTTCGTTTTCAAAAAGCCAAAGTAATTCAAGTAGGTGATTCTGTTGTAGCTGTAAAAAAAGATGATATTATTTATTTTGATAAAGCTGCATCTCATAGAATTGAAATTGAAAAAGAACCATATCATGTCATTAGACAAGAAAATGTGGTCGTTGTTTTATGAAAAAGCTAGACGCTTCAGATTTAAAAGATTTGAATTTGCTAAAACATTACCGTATAATACGAAAATGGGCTTGTAAAAACAACGGCTTAACTGATGCTGAGTTGGAATTAATAATTTATTTAGATTGTGTAGGTTTGTTTACTAAAAAAGATTTTGAACAAGGTGTTTATACTTTTAGTTGGAACAATAGAAGATGGAATAAATTAATACAAAATGATTGGGTTCAAGTGTGGAGACATAGAAATAGAACTACACAAAAATTTAATATATATAAAATATCATTTAAAGGTAAACAATTAATTAGTAGAGTGTATAGAATTATGCTAGGATTAGATGATATACCTATGAGTGAAAGAAGAAACAAGCTAGTTGCTGGTAATTCATATACAGATAAAGTAATGTATCAAGCAATGTATAATGTAAATAAAGATAAAGAAAGATGAGTAAAAGTCCATTAAATTTTTTAGGAGGCATCGCTGGTATCTCAAGCGGCTTAGGAGGCAATAGAAATATAGCAGCACTCGCAGGCATATTTGGTAGAAAAAAAGGCATGAAAGGTAGAATTAATAAATTAGAAAACCAAATGGGTGTTTTAATGCGTGATAGAAATAAAAACGCAACTAGTGAAATGCAAGACGTGGGACCAGGTGAATTAACCGTGGGTGGAGAACCAGTAAGCGCTGATCAACCAAGTAGTGTTAACGCTATGGACTTGTTAACACAGAACAACCCTGCTAATTTAGCAATGAATTTAGGTAGAGGTCAAAACATGTTCGGAAATTCAATTCCAGGATCATTTGATAGAGACATGGGGCAAGACGAACAAATATATTAATAAACAATAAATTATGAAAAAATCACCCTTAAACATGGTGGGTATAAAATCACCACTAAATATGATAGAAGACAAAGCTCACACGCATGCTTCTAAAAAAGACTCTGTAGGTATAGTTGGTGAATCTCAAATATGGGACGGACCACTAGATCAACAAGGAAGATTACACGGTAAAGGTTCAAGTAATGGATCTTACGGTATGAAATTAAAATTTGGAGAAGTTCCTGATGGAGCTTGTTGTCAACCAATAACTCAAGTAGCAAAAGGATAAACTATGTCATTTAAACAAAACAACCCACTGTCAAGAAAGACTTCACCAATAAATAAAAATTGGATTAAAGGAGCAATAAAAAGACCAGGTGCTTTTAGAAAAAAAGCTGAAGAAGCTGGTATGAGTACTAAAGCTTTTGCAGACAAAGTAATAGCTAATAAAGAAGATTATGATTCTAGAACTGATAAACAAGCTGAATTAGCTAAGACTCTTATGGGTATGTCAAGACATGAATCTGGTCATGTAAATCCTGAATCAGGAGACTTTGATTACGAAGATCCAAACTATAAAGAAACTAAAGAATATAAAAAGTTTCAAAGAAAACAAAAAAGAAAAAACAAAAAAAACAAATCTAAAGACGTAGATGATAAAGGCAGAAAAAGAGGTGAAGCTGGTTTTCAACAAGATCCTCAAGAAGCTAAATATGAAGGTATGTCAAGAATGAAGTTTGATGAAGATCCAAGTAATGAAGTTGTTGTTAGTGTTGAAAGAAAAAGAAATACTAAAGAAGATATAAAAGCTAATAAAGCTAAAGATAAAAATAAAGGCGAAGATAAATCTACGATTAGAAAGCGTAAAACTCAAGATAAAATAGTTAAAGCTAAAAAAGATACTGAAAAAACAACAAATAAAGATTCTGAAAAACTAGCAAGAGCAAAAGCTAATAGGTTGCAAAAAAGAGCCGCAAGACAAGAAGGTAGATCTGAAAGAAAAGCTGCAAGAAAATCTGGAAAAACTAGAGGTGAAAAAAGAAAAGCAATTATTGATTCAAGAGAAAAGCAAAAAAAATCAGTAAAAAAAATTGATGATACAGGAGGTGTATCTAGAAAAAATTGTAAATATAAAAAATAATAAATCATGATAATAAATGCAAGTTCGTATACTAGCGCAGTTCCGGTAGCACCTAGCGATACAATAAATATCCCGGGACCATCAGCACGGTTTACTGGCGCAACAACTGCGGTAATTAACACTGCTGGTTATATGAGAGATACAAATGCAAATTTTGTAACTACGTATAATGCTAACGGATCAATTAATAATGAAGGTGTAGCTCCAGGTATGGTTGTATATAACATGTATGCTATGGTTAGTTCTGGTATAAACGCGCCAGAAGTAGCAACAGTTTTAGAAGTTGTAGACAACAACACGCTGTTATTATCAGCTGATATTTTTCCATTTTCTGGAGGAGTAGCGGTTCAAGATTATAAAATATTTAATTCTAATGAACAAGATTCACCAGGAGCTTGTATATATGTAGGAACAACAGGAAATATATATGTAGAAACATTACAAGGTGATTTAGTTTTTATAGAATCAGTGCCTGCAGGAGATGTTATTCCGGTAATGGTACAAAAAGTTTTAGTAGGCGCGTCAGCGAGTGGTGGTTCACCCAATACTTTAACTAGCGCAGGTGAATTAATAGCATACTTTTAATAAATAAACAAAAATACAATGGGACACCCAATACACAAACACATGCATACTCACATTACAAAATCAAATGTGAAAGCAGCGATTAAAGACGATAAAGCTCATATGGACTATCTTAAAAGAGACGTTAAAGATGACCAAAAAGCTGGAGGTAAATACAAAGACATTAACCAAACAGCTGATGAAAAGCATATATCTAAATTAGCTGGAGACGTAAAGTACGATGAGAAAAAAGAAGGAATGTCAAGATACGAATATGAAGGAATGTCAAGAATGGGAGGAGAAGCTAAACCTACTTCACCTAAAAAAGAATATTCTTTTGGAGAAAAACTTATAGGTACAGCTAAGAATGTAGGTGACTATGTTTCAGGCGCTTATAATAAAAGTGAGGTTCTTGCTGGGATAGGAGTAACTAATCCACATGGAAGTAAAGCAGAAAGAAAACATGATCTTGGAAAAAGTAAAGATTCTTTTGCTAGAGCTAAAAAAAGAAAAGATGAAGGTTCTGCATTTTTTAGACATACATCAGAGCATTCTACTGAAGAGTATATGGCTAGAAAAGATGCTGCAATTAAAAAATCTAAAGGTATGTCAAGATATTCTTCTCCAGTTAATAATATTACTTATGGTGATAAATCTGGAAAAACTGGTTATATAGGTGAAGAAAGATATGATCTTAATCAATACAACCCAGTAGATGATAGAGCTGGTATGTCAAGATACGGTAAAAAAAAGAAATAAATGCCTTACGCTCAACGTTTTGGTTTAAATAGATTATCTCCTTTGAACATGACAGAAAAGGAAGAAAAAGAACCAGCTACTAGTATTATTGAAAATAATAACTTACCTGTTAGTAAGCCACCTCCATCTTTAGACGCTGAAAGATTGAATGATCCTAATTATGGTAAAGAAGATGGTGTGTTTACAAAAATAAAAACAGTATTAAACAATCCCATGCATTCTATTAAATCACTTATAAATCCTGGTGCAGATGGATATAGAGATTTAACCACTGTAAGAAAAGGTATTGAAGCGGCTGAGAAAGGAAACGAACAAGCAAAAGATAATTACGCGTCAACAGAATTACAAAATACTGCTTTAAGTTTTTTACCCCCTGTGATGGCTGCTCAAACAGTAGCTGATGCTGCTAGCGGAGATTTAATGGGTGCATTTATAGGTAAATATACTAAAAAGTTTAAAAAATTAAAAGATCCTATTAAAAAAGCAGTTACAGGTTTATATTATGGTTCAAAAGCAGTAAAAAGATTCTAATGGCATTTAAATTAAAACCCCCATTTAATATTAACGGATCTCCAGTATACGAAAGAGAACTAGAAGAAGGTTGTTTAGGTAAAGGTAATAAAAATGGCACTATATTAGTAAGTCCTGATCAAACAGATGAGGCGAAAGAAAGCGTCATAGAACATGAAGAAGTACATATAAATCAAATAAAAAGAGGTGATCTTAACTATGATGATAAAAATGTTTATTGGAAAGGTAAAGTATATCCGAGATCAAAAATGAAAGAGGGTAATCCAAACTTACCATGGGAAAAAGAAGCTTATAGTAAAACAGATCCTTACGAAGCATTATGAGTAAAAAGAAATTTAAAGATACAACCGTTGGGCAATTATTGTTTGGCGCTGCATCTGTAATAAATCCTACAATAGGAAATTTATTGCAAGGTGTGACTTCGCCAAGAGAAGCAATAGAAGCTATAACTAAAGCTGATGCTCCAGCAGACGATAAAGTAAAATTACAACAAATAATATACGAACAACAAACAAAAGAGATTGAAGCTATCACTTCAAGATGGAAAGCAGATTCAATGTCTGACTCGTGGATGTCTAAAAATGTACGTCCTCTGGTTTTAGTATGGTGCATTGTTGTATTTTCTTTTGCCGGTATATTAGACAGTGTAGAAACTATACCTTTTACAATACATGATAACTGGAATTCAACTTTTGAGAATGTTATGATGGCAGTTGTCTTAGCCTATTTTGGAGGTCGCACAACAGAAAAGGCAAGTAGTATATTTAAAAAGTAAAAGTATATATTAATAAGTAATAATAAATATAGTAATAACAATTAAAATTTAATCAAATGAGTAAAAAAGTAAACAAAATTGAAGAACAAGAATTAGATACAGTTAAAAACCAAACAGGAAAAATACAACAGTGTATATTGGATTTAGGTTCTTTAGAAGTTAAGAAAGCTGAAATAATGACAGCTTATTCTGAGTTTTTAAAAGAATTAGATGTAACTAAAAAAGAACTTGAAGAAAAATATGGTCAAGTAAACATTAACTTACAAGATGGTTCTTACGAAGAAATAAAAGAAGAAGAGAAGACTGAAGAAAAATAAAAAATGGATTCAGTTATAAGAAAGATAAGTATAGGCGCGGACTATAAAAACGAAGCTATGCATTATTCTGTAGGTCAATCAGTTTATGGTGGACATATAATATATAGCATCGACTTAGATAGAGCAGATAATTCTTATAATATTTATATAAAAAAACAAGACGAGGTAATGCCATGGAAAAAATTTAATTCTAACATGGCTATATCTGTTGAGTATGATTTAGAATATTAATGAATAGTATATATGATTTTATTATAACTCCTAAAAACGGTAGATATAATAATAAAATAAATATAGGTGATAAAGAACTGATTGTCAATGCAAGTGTTGAAGACCACAAAATTGTAAATAGACACGCCATTGTTAAATCAGTACCTTTAGCATTTTCTACTAATATCAATATTGGTGATGAAATAATAATACATCATAATATATTTAGAAGATGGTATGATATAAAAGGTAAGCAAAGAAATAGTAGTCAGTATTTTAAAGAAGATTTATATTTTTGTAAACCAGATCAGATATACTTATATAAAAAACAAAATAATTGGCTACCTTTTATGAATAGATGCTTTGTTATGCCAATAAAAGAAACTAATTCTCTAACAATAGATATTGAGAAAAAATGTGTTGGTATACTTAAAATAGGTAATAGTGAGTTAGAGGCATCTAATATTAACCCAGGAGACCTAGTAGGTTATAAACCAGGTCGTGAATGGGAGTTTGTTATAGATAGCAAACGAATTTATTGTATGAAATCAAATGATATTGTTATAAAATATGAGCGTAAAGGAAACGAAAAAGAATATAATCCAAGCTGGGCGAGTAGCAGTTAAAGAGTTAATTAAAGTTGCTAAAGAACCTATTATAGATTTTGGACCAGATATTTCCGCGGACAGATTAAAGAACGCAGCCGCAACTAAAAAGTTAGCTATATTTGATGCTTTTGAAATATTAAGTAGGATACAAGAAGAACAAGATATGTTAGATGATAAGCCAAAAGAACAAGTTAAAAAAGAAAAACCATTTAAAGGTTTTGCTGAAAGAAGGGCTAAGTAATGTATAAGCAAGCTTTATATAAAATATTAGATAATCATATAAAACCTAAAGTTATAAACCGAATGAACCGTTATAAAAAATGGCAATACGGTTATAATAAAGAGCATGATGTAATTATTATAAGTAAAGACGGAACTGTAGGTGATATATATGAGATTCAAAATCTTAAAATAGCTTTACCTAAAGCTAAAGATATAGTAAAATTTGATAATAATACATGGCAAAAAACAGAATTACCAAAAGTATTATCAAGAATAAAAACAGTGTTTGATTGGAGAGAATATCCAGAAGACTTTAAAGAAAAATGGTATGATTACATTGATAAAGAGTTTACCCGTAGGGAAGAAGGTTTTTGGTTTTATAACAAAGATGTTCCTACTTATATTAGTGGTACTCATTACATGTACTTGCAGTGGTCTAAGATTGACGTCGGGGCACCAGACTTTAGGGAGTCAAATAGATTATTCTTCATTTTCTGGGAAGCTTGTAAGGCAGATACACGATCCTATGGGATGTGTTACCTTAAGAACAGGCGTTCCGGGTTTTCTTTCATGGCCTCAGGAGAGGTGGTTAACCTGGCAACCATATCAAGTGACAGTAGGTATGGTATATTATCAAAGTCCGGTCCTGATGCAAAGAAGATGTTCACAGATAAGGTGGTACCCATATCGGTTAATTATCCCTTCTTTTTCAAGCCGACCCAGGACGGAATGGACAGGCCCAAGACCGAACTTGCTTACCGTGTCCCAGCCAGCAAATTTACCAGACGTTCCATCACCATTACCTCAGCCGACGAAACCTTACAGGAATTACAGGGACTTGACACCACCATCGACTGGAAGAATACCGGTGACAACTCCTACGATGGGGAGAAACTTAAACTCCTCGTTCATGATGAATCGGGGAAGTGGGAAAAGCCCAACAACATCCTCAACAACTGGAGGGTTACGAAAACCACATTAAGATTAGGTAGTAGAATTATTGGTAAATGTATGATGGGTTCAACATCAAACGCGTTAGATAAAGGTGGTAGAAATTTTAAAAAATTATATGATGGATCAGACGTTACAAAAAGAAACCGCAATGGACAGACTAGCTCGGGATTATATAGTTTGTTCATACCTATGGAATGGAACTACGAAGGATACATTGATGCTTATGGGTTACCTGTATTCGATACCCCAAATACAGAAGTTCAAGGACCGCAAGGAGATTTTATCGACCTCGGTGTTGTTGAATACTGGGAAAACGAAGTTGATGGATTAAAAAACGATCAAGATGCTTTAAACGAATTTTATAGACAATTTCCAAGAACAACTAAACACGCTTTTAGAGACGAGTCTAAATCATCTTTATTTAATCTAACTAAGATTTATCAACAAATAGATTTTAATGAAGATTCTAATAATAAAACAGCTGTAACTCAAGGTAATTTTTTATGGCAAAATGGTATAAAAGATACTAGAGTAATATTTGCACCTAGTAATCAAGGTAGATTTTTTGTTACTTGGGTGCCTGATACTCATTTACAAAACAGATACATAGAAAAAAACGGTATTAAATACGCTGGTAATGAACACATGGGAGCTTTTGGTTGTGATCCATATGATATATCAGGTACGGTAGATAAAAGAGGATCCAATGGATCTTTACATGGTTTAACAAAGTTTAGTATGGAAGATGCTCCTGCTGATCATTTCTTTTTAGAATATATAGCTAGACCACAAACTGCAGAAATATTTTTTGAAGATGTATTAATGGCTTGTATATTTTATGGCATGCCGATATTAGTAGAAAATAATAAACCAAGATTACTTTACCATTTTAAACGTAGAGGTTACAGAGGTTTTGCAATGAATAGACCAGATAAAGTTTGGAATAAACTATCTGTAACAGAAAAAGAAATAGGTGGAATACCTAACTCAAGCGAAGATATTAAACAAGCTCATGCTGCAGCAATTGAATCATATATAGAAAATTCTATAGGTTTTAATGGTGATAGTTATGGGGATTTATATTTTCAAAGAACACTAGAAGATTGGGCTGCTTTTGATATAAACAACAGAACAAGTCATGATGCTTCTATTAGTTCAGGTCTTGCAATAATGGCGTGTAATAAAAATAGATACGCACCAGTAAGTAGGAGAAAAAGAAAACCAATTGATTTAGGTATAAAAAAATACGATAATAAAGGAACTTTATCAAAAATAATTAAATAAATGAATACATACGCAAATCCAAATAGCGCTTTTCCAAGCCAAACTGTACCAGACGCTGAAAAAGCTTCTCCAGATTATGGAAGAAGAGTAGCTCAAGCTATAGAAAGTGAATGGTGGAGACAAGGTGGTAATGGCACAAGATTTGCTACTTCATATAATAGGTTTCATACATTAAGATTATACGCAAGAGGAGAACAACCAGTTCAAAAATATAAAGATGAATTAGCAATTAATGGTGATATGTCTTATATGAATTTAGATTGGAAGCCAGTTCCTGTTATATCTAAGTTTGTAGATATAGTGGCTAATGGTATGAATAATAAAACATACGAGATAAAAGCTTTTGCTCAAGATCCAGTTTCATTAAAAAAGAGAACTGATTATGCTACTGCTATATTAGAAGACATGTTAGCAAAACCTTATTTAAATGAATTAAAACAAACGTTAGGTGTTAATGAGTATCAAACAGATGAAAGTAAATTACCTGATTCACCTGATGAATTAGATTTACATATGCAGCTTTCTTATAAAGAATCTGTAGAAATTGCTGAAGAAGAAGTTATAGACAATACTCTTAAAAAAAATAGATTTGATAATGTAAAGAAAAGATTTAATTATGATCTTGTTACTTTAGGTGTTGGTTGTGCTAAAACAAGTTGGAACCCAGCTAATGGTGTAACTGTAGACTATGTTGACCCTGCTAATTTAATATATTCTTACACAGAAGATCCTAATTTTGAAGACATATATTATGTTGGTGAAGTTAAACCTTTAACTATTCCTGAAATTGCAAAACAGTTTCCTTTTTTAACCGATGAACAATTAACAAAAATACAACAAACAAAAGCTTATACTAGTCAAAACTTATATGGCTGGCAAACTTATGACGCTAACACTGTTCAGGTTTTATTCTTTGAATATAAAACTTATAACACACAAGTATTTAAAATAAAACAAACTGATTCTGGTTTAGAAAAAGCATTAGAAAAACCTGATACGTTTAATCCTCCAGCTAATGATAACTTTGAAAGAGTAGAAAGAAAAATAGAAGTATTATATAAAGGAGTAAAAGTTATAGGTAACAATGAACTTATTGAGTGGAAGCTTGCGGAAAATATGACAAGACCAATGGCTGACACTACTAGAGTAGAAATGAGCTATACTGTTTGTGCGCCTAGAATGTATAAAGGTCGTATAGATTCTATTGTTAGTAGAATAACTGGTTTTGCAGATATGATTCAAT